CGTTCTCGGGATTTTCCCTGAGGACAAATCGTGGCGCTCTTTCACGGACGGCCCTCTGGCTCGCATTGAGCCTCACAGCCAATACTTCCACTCTGCAGGCGCCAGGTCTGCACGCAGGCTCGAACAGCGCACCGCGACCCTTGAAGGCTCGCCCGTCGTCTACAACGACGCGTTTGAGTTTGCAGGGATTCCCAGCGAGCAAGGAGACTGCGGCCTGCTTTACGCAGGCGTGTCGCACGGCTGCGCATGCATTTTCGCAATGCACGTCGCAGGCAACGCCGACAAGTCTCTTGGCATTCGTTTGTCGCGTGAGGACGTCGCAGACATGCTTGAAAAGGCAAATGTCGGGCTCCCCGTTCCAGAGACCTCGATTGCGGACTCCAGCGCCGAGGCCAGCGAAATGCTGGTTCACGGCTTCCGCACCGTCGCACAGGTCCCGGCCTCCGAGGCCATGGTCTTCTGCCCCAAGACGAGCCTGCGCCCAGCGCAGATTCTGTCTGAGCTGGCAGCGTACATGGGCTTCGATGAGAGCGCCTACAAGCCTGCGCGGCTGCGGCCATTCACGCGCGACGACGTCCAGATACGTCCGATGGAGCGCGCGATTTCCCGCTACTACAAGCCGTCGATCCTGATCGACCCGGTCACGCTCAAGCGCGCCGTCAACGTGGCCTTCACGCCACTACACGCGCACAAGGGCCTCAAAGCCATCGGCTTCGAAGAGGCTGTCTCCGGCATCCCAGGCTACATGCGTGGGATCGCCCGCAGCAAGAGCAACGGCTTCCCCAAGCAGCAGTACTCGCGCCGCGAGGCCTTCGGTTTCGACGATTACACGTTCGACACCATTGGCGCGCGCGATGTTGAGGCAGACGTCAAGTCATACCTCGAGGCGTGCAACAAAGGAGAGCGACCACAGGTCGTCTTTGCGGACTTTCCCAAGGACGAACTGCTCAAGCGAGAGAAGGTTGTCGCAGGCGATACTCGCCTGATCAGCCCCTCCCCTACGTTCTTCTACGTCGCATTCCGCATGCTGTTCGCACCGCTGCTCGTCAAGATCGAGCACAGCTCAAACCGCATTTCAAACGGCATGGCAATCGGGTGCAACCCCTACACTGAGTGGGACGCTCTCTACCGCCACCTCGCGGAGTACAACAGCGTCGGCTTCGCCGGCGACTTCAAGGCGTTTGACGCCTCTCAGCAGCGCCAGGTGCTCGAAGCAATCTGGATCGCCATGTGCGGACAGTTTGACGACGAGTGGAACACCGCGCGGCTCATGATGGGCTACGAGCTCACAGACTCACTTCATCTCGCTTCCATAGCGGGAGAGCCTGCCACCAGCATTTATGCATGGAACATGAGCATGCCCAGCGGCCACCCCGGCACTGCTGTCGTCAACTCGCTTTACAACCTGACGCTTTTTGTCCTGTGCTACAGCGACATTACGCGCAGGCCGATGGAGAACTTCTGGTCTGACGTCAGGATTGTCGTCCTCGGCGACGACAACATCGTCACTCCCAAGCCGTCCATCGCAGAGGTTTTCAACCTCGTCAGCGTCGCGGACGCAATGTCGTACTACGGCATGGTCTACACGGATGCTGAAAAGACAGGCGAGCTCATCCCGCTGCGGCCACTCCACGAGTGCTCCTTCCTGAAGCGCACCTTCAGCTTTGTTGCTGGTGAGCACAGGGGGCCAATCGCGTGGTCCAGCCTGTACAAGATGTGCTGCCATGTGCGCATGGCGCGCAAATCAGGTCTCAGTGAGGCCTCCCTGCAGCGTGACAACCTCGACACCCTATTGCGCGAACTTTCGCTGCACGGGGAAGTCGTGTTTGATAAGCACGCCGTTCCGATCTCGAGCATCTTTTTTGAGAGCTACGGGATCACCCCACGCGTGGGAACGGACTTCGCAGTCGTTCTTAGCAGCACAGCAGATGCTGCCCCGCAGTGGCTGCGGGCATTCACTATGGATGCTTAGAGTATAACCCTCGCCGCATCGCACATGCCGAATGGTCCTGGCATAGACATCCGTGTCTCGCTCGTTAGCACCAGGATAGTTTTTCGGATGTAATCCAGCGGCGCAGTCGGTGACCGCACTCTGGTCAGACGGGCTATTTAGCCATACAGTACAGGCCGTTCACTAGCCAGTACCTCCCCCGCCATTACAGGACTAGCGCGTTGGAGTAATCGTTCTACTGAAACTCAATCCCTACCACCTCAAACTACAATCCTTCAAGACTCTGCAGTTGCAGAGCGGGCTGACGTCACCGACGTACAGCTGACACAGTTTACTGAATCCGGTCTTGTTCAGGCCGCTGGAGTTGCCGACGCCATGAAGATCCCGATGCACTATGTCGACGAACCTATCGTCGCAAATGTGGAGGGCTATCTGAAGCGGCCGCAGCAGCTTGCTAGTGGCACCTGGACTACGTCCTCGAATAAACTTCTCTTTTCGACCCCTCTTGTTGGCAGCCCACTGTGGAACACACACGCACACTATCCTAAGGTTCTTGGAGCGTTCGGCATTCGTGCCCGGACTTGCTTCAGACTTGAGGTCACCGCTACTCCACAACACGCTGGCCATTTGAGGATGGTTTTCCTTCCGTTCTCCGATTCTCTTGTCAAAGCTACACGCTCGGTCGCCTCGCAGCTCAGCGGCGTGGACCTCATGCTTGGGCAGTCTACAGCCGTGTGCTTCTCGGTGCCGTTCATTCACGACGAGGATTTTTTCCACGTGAACACAACCACCAGCGTTTTAGGCACTTTCGGCTTGTTCGACATGTCTGGCCTTGTGGCGGCAGCAGAGATAGGTGCAGTCTCATGGACCATCTATTGGTGGCTCGAGGAAGTGCAGCTCATTGGAGCCATGCCTTCTTCCATTTCGTCAACTTACCTTAATGCTAGGAATAGCATTTTGGCCCGCATTCAGACATAATGAACAACCCCGGTGACAAAGAAGCTGGCAAGCCATATTCGTCGATGCTTCGTGCCGCTGGCACGTTTGCAAACGCGGTGGGCTACGCCATTCCTGCTCTATCGGCCATTACTGGCCCCACTGAGTGGTTCGTTCGTGCCGCCGCAAAAGCCGTGAGCGCATTCGGTTACTCTAAGCCTGTTGAGGTTATGCGTACCCAAAAGATGACTCTCGGCATCACCAGC